CTGATGTTATTTTCATTGTTTTAATAGAAGATAGAGGAGCTAATACTACTAATGTCAAAACTACTACTATGAATAAAATGAGTACTATTGCAAGTACTCTTACTCTATTATCACATTTCTCGCTTGGTAAGAATAGAATCATATGTTATTTAAATAGTTCTGGATGTTGTTTTCGAAATTCTCTTTTACCTTTATTTGATGCTTTACACCACCATTCAGCATTACTATCATCTATGCTGGTTTTCCTGATATAATTCTTAATATGTTCTCTAAGTTCTTGATCTGGAATAATATCTAGCACAACCAGATCCTCTTCTAGTAAGAATTCTCTTACTAGAATGTGTTTATGAGCACTACAAAATGAACCTAAAACATTGAAACCATCAGCTAGAAAGCCACAAACTATACATGTTTGGGTAGAAATACCCATTACACCACCATTAATTATTATAGGGAAGGACATTGTTATTTTGTGTAAAAGTTACTATACGGGAGTGTATGGAAAGTAGTAGTGCTAGATGGATTCGAACCATCGACCTAACCCTTATAAAGAGCTTGCTCTACCACTGAGCTATAGCACCATCAAAATTAAAAGTGCAGTACACTCAGAAACATAGAATATACTGCACCAGGGCTAACTAGTTAAAGCCAGCCTCCACCAGAGCAACGAATTGCTCAATTACAAGTCATCAAATCTACGAGGCGGTATGGAGTCAATGATGACTTGGATATCATCAGGATTGTCCTTAAATCCATCCTTCAATTCTTCGGTTACAGTACGCGGATCTCTACCTTCATTAATAGCAATAGTAGCTGCTATGGTAGTACAGATAGTCTCTTCATCTTTCAGCATGATAAGATTCTGCCCAAACAATCCTTGAAGATGAGCCTTAATCCCTCTATCTCGGCTATTCTGAGCATTACTAGGGAACAACCAGTAAACATTGAACTTCTGCTTCAATTCCTCCAAAATTGTGGTAGTAGGAATGTCAGCTTCAATGTCAATTCCAATCCACTCCTTAACCTCTTGCTTACTAACAAAAGAATAGGGTTTTTCATCACCCAAAATAAAACAGTAGCCTTTCTTATTACGTTTTTTCAGGCTATCCAATTCAGTCAATCTTGCCAGCACAAACATGATTAACTCATAGCTTTCGCATTGAGTACCACCTCCGCCACCTTGGGAGACTAAAATATTGGTAAGACAACCATCCATCTGATTACCGGACTCAAACTGACCGACTTCAAGAGCAGCTGCAGGATAAGTAGTTGCATCATTTACAGCCCCGAACAGAATATGAGGATCAGAGACATACTTTGCTTTAATTAGCAAATCCATCAGCTTAGGCAACTGCAAAACTACTTTGGAAGGTATTGTGCTCATCGAACCAGTAGTATCAAGACATACAGCGATTGGCAAACTATTAGGATGAGCCTCACTATCAAGACTCTCTCTAATTATCCTACCAGCCCGGTTAGGAATTCTCATATCAAGCGTTGGATGAGCCTTATTTTCAGCTCTTCCTTCATTCACTGCTACGGCATGATCCATTACAGATACGCCAGCAGCAGTTCTAGAAGAGATGTAACTTCTAGTTATAGTTGCATCATAATGTGAAAAACCCATAATTAATTAGTTGTTGTTGGTTTTGCTGCTTCAGTTTGTTGAAACGTATCAGCTTGTTTAATCTGAATTTCTTCAGGATTGCTCACTTCCTCAACAATCGGTACTGCAGTTTTAACTGGAGTATACGTTGCCGGGAGTTCATTTTGTTCTAGTCCCATATATAATTTGTCTTTTGTGAATTTACTGTGTGAAGTTATTACTATAGGTAACTTCGTAACCTTTTGAATTTCAGCTAATAAATCTGGAACTTCATATAGCAGGGCCTTATTCTTAGAGTAGGCCTTAGTAAGATTCCAGGCTTCCAAACCAGCTTCTTCCTTGCAATTGTAACTAAGCAAATCTATACCAGCATAAGTCCAGCAAACTGTACGTACTTCACGATTACTTAAATAATCACAGTGAGTAACTGCCAGACCATTAAGACCACCGCACTTTTGAATAGCATATTGCAAAGCCATCAAGTCTAAATTACCTACCCTAAGACATCCTTGGAATTTACCTGTCTTATTATGATCATGTGCTATTAAAGCATTCAAATCATTTGTTTCAGTCAGAAGAGGACCATTACCATGCCTAGTCATAAAAGTCCTGGTAATGCCTAACTTATAAGTATTCTGTATAGGGATACCTAATCTATACAACATATCCATAGCATAGGTAGGAGTAGTATCAGACCAGGTAGTGTAAGGATGAAAACCATGAAGTTTATCCAACAATACTCCTTGTGCTCCTTCAAAAATAGGAAGGTTACTGTCTTTGATAATATCAAGACTATGGCAAACGTTGACCTGATTTAACCATTCAAGGTAAATATCGTATAGTTGGTTGTTTAATTGAGGTATGTTAAAGGTAAGCATCAATTCCTCTGCTGCTTGACTTTCCAAATTATAATCATGCTGCAATTCAACACATTTCAAAAAACAATACTCCCGGATATTGTTAAGAATTTGGAGGACACCACTTTTATGTTCACTTAAACCTCTTACTCTCAAGACCCAACTACTACGTTGTCTAGCTAATTCTGCAGTAACTCCAATACCATTTCCAGTACTGCCGTGTACATTTGTGCGAGCCAATTCTCTCATTTGATTCAACGCTATATGGTATAGCGTAGTAATCTTGCAGTGAGGCGATATATGTATGAGAGATAATGGTTTATCTACTCCAAGCTTATACAAGCTATCAGCCTCATCCATCATCAATTTAGGTGAGATAATAACTTCATCACCTATATAAGTTCTAGCCCCACTCAAGGTACCAGAACCGAACTGATGGAAGGTGTGATGTCCTGTCTCATTGTGAACGTTATGGGCAGCTTGGAATCCACCATTATAGCGAACCACCAAATCTGACTTGAAGTGTTGGACTAGACTATCAGTTACAGATCCCTTCCCCTCATCACCATAGTTCAATCCAACTAAGATTATAGCTTTTATTTTTTGCATAGTTTAAGTAATTGTGGTTGTTAATGTTAACTAAAATTGAAGCACCTAGTACTAGACTAGGTGCAAGCCTTCTCCTTTAAGAAGCACCAATATGCAACTACCTCATCAATCCGTTTTTTGCTTTAAAACTAGAGGTTCCTGTTACACACCGCTTAAAAAAGAAGACTAAAAGAAGACAGCACTGCAATAATAGGAGGTATCTTAATGCCTAACTAGCAAGAATTAGTCCATTTAACTAATACTGATTGGTTTGCAGCGATCACGGTTTAATCCTGCAACTCTACATACAGCTAGTCAAGAATCCGCGCTCTACCAGCTTTTCTAGTTAAAAATTATTGCAATGCTGCCTAAATTAAAGAACTGATGCTGCAACAGAAGAATTCCCGGCCAAGGAACCCTTCTTACTGACTCAATCGTCTTAACAGAACTATCCTTGTATTGACAATTCGGGACAGTTGGTTAAGAGTGGACAACATAAACAGCTCATGCCATATTGCTATTCAGTCTAGTAAGCCAGATTTAATACAGCACCAGTTCAAAGCTAAAAATATTAAAGATAGGTGATTGGAAAATTCCTAACAAACAACCAATCACCTACCTAGCACCAACACTGAAGAGCTTACTCAAAGCTCACACTTTATTCAGTATTAGTATGTTTCCCCACCAAATTTGACTTTTCAGAAAACTTAATCTCAGAGCCGTTTAAAGATTCCTTCCCAGGCATTCCAAGAAGGAGGTGACATAAATGTGAAGATTCCTTCTCCGGATGTATATTGATCTAGCTGACTCAGTTGCAAGTCGATTTGGATACTGCCAGAACGTAAAAAATGAACTGGTTGTTTGTTAAGATTTACAGTAGGATCAGTGTCAAAGTCTTCAAAAGCAGTTAACACATGAGTAATAATGCCTTTCTTAGTCTTTTCAAAAATCCAAGCCATATCTCCAGACTCATTAAACTTACAATCAATCAACATGTGAAATCTGTTTTCCTTCTGATATGCTGCCAATTCAGCGAGGGTTCTAAAGTTTCCAAGAGCTTTTGTAGGAAGAACAAGGATGAATTGTAACTTATCTTGAGATACACGAAAGCCTGTAGTAGTAATATGCACTTTGGTATCAGGATCAAGTTCAGTATAATGATAGTTATTATCTCCACCACCCATTAACGTATCAATTCCTCGATCCAATGTGATTCTTTCAATTTCACCTAAACACCAACCATCAGTGAACTTGAAAGAAGGCTGTTCCCTTATAATAGCTGGAACAACCTCAGTAGCAAACTCTCTGAAAGAGACAATTTTGAGGGTTGGTTCGATTTTTGTTTTAAATATAGATTTCATATGAAGCCTTTCTCTTTTGGGCCAATTTGTTTGGTTTGTGTAACTTGTCTATCAGGCATGTTTAATGATTTGAAGATAAATCAGCACTTGTTAAGTACTAAAAATGAATCTGCAAGTCAAAAAACTCCTATTCAGATTATTATACCTAAAAAAACCATTATTCTGAGGGAGGGGAGGGGTCTGGGAACTTACTATCTAAATAGTGCTTAATAGGTATAAGAACCTGACCAGTACAGCCTTCATAATTCAAAAATACACCCCCTCCATAAAGATCCAAAGCTGTTTTACCATTAACTATAATATCATAAGGAACAACTATATAAAGATCTGGGCTGGAAACAACCAATACCGAATCTGTTTTAGCCGGGTCTGAGGCTTTTAAGGTATACTGGCAATACAGATCGCTTTTATAGAAAGACTTCTCAGAAAACAGCTTATTAATGGATAATTTAACATTAACTACATAATAGGTATCTCTAATAACGTAATTTGGCAAATCAAAGTGAATAAGTCTTTCCTGTACCGCCCTATCCATATCTATCAATCCTCTCATAACTTTATTAGGATACCCAAAATGTCTGGCAAAACTACTAATTAACCTACCTTGAGCCAAAGTTAAAGTAGTATTATCAACATAACTAAAAAGAGTAAGGTTGTTATTCATAAGTCACCAAAGTCTAATCTTCTAAAAGGTACATCGTTTAGCTCCTGGGTTTCCAACTTCTTTGGTTTCAGTTTAGGTTTCAATTCAGGTTCGGATTTGACCTTCTTTCTTTTAGGTCCTTTATTGTAACCTTTGGCTATTTTTTCTGCTATTAAAGATGTATAAATTTCTTTAGCTTTACCATAGCTAATGCCATCATATTTAGTTATGGTCTTTAAAACCGAACCTCTCCTACCATATTCGGCAGTAACTACAAAATCAATAACTGTACCTGTTGTGATTTGTCCTTCCACTTCTTTTAGCGTCACATTATATACTTTATCATGATTATCATTATCATTATAAAGATATTCACTCTTTAATATAGTACTCATCTTTTTAACCAGTATTCCCATTCCGGAACACCTTTAATATTTCTTAATGTATCTTTTACCGGCATGGTTTTAGGGGTTTTAGGTTTAATCTCTGGCAATCCTAACTCATGTTTATACTTATTACCCATTCTGCTATTAATACATCTATCGACCAAGATGATGTTATTTAGCTTATTTTCGCCACCTTTAGAGACAGGTATTACATGATCACGACTAGCCTCCTTCATTGTTAATCTTTTCTTACTTATCTGACAAATACCTTCATACAGGTTATAAACAGATTTTAAGCTAGTATTATATCGAACTTTAGGCATTTCTTCACAAGCCAGACTTACAACTACTCTAGGCACTCTTACTACAAGGTTAGGGGTATGTACGAATAGATCATAACTCCTTACTGGCAAGGTTATCCATTCATCCCAGTCAACTACCCGCATATTAAGAAGTTTGGAGAAGTCGTATAGGTCATCATCTATCTGTTCATAAGTAATATCATAAGCCAGCATCTTGCGCATTTTATTACCTTTAACATCCAGTATATAGTTCTGTCTTCTATCAACCATATAATTAGCCAAAGCTGTAAATACATCTTTAGGCGTGAAGAATCCTATAGGTAAATGATTTTTATTCAACTTAAGCACTTCACGACTAAAAATGAGGTCAGACATATTAAATCAAGGTATGGTATTTCTGGTAAGCTAGAATTTCAGCTACTATATCAGAAATAAGTGAGTACGTTCTACCGGCATTAAACTTAGCTACATGAAACTGATTAGGCCAAAGAATGCCATAACCTCCATATTCAATAAACCTACCAATCTTCCTATAGTTATCATCTATTAATACTTTATTAGGACCAGCACATAAATGCTTGTGTTTCCCCATAATAAGAGGAATCTCTGGATAATGCTTTTGTTGCCATAAAATCTTACCCTTCCCAGCTTCAGGGTTATCTCCAGGGCTAGTAAAGAAGGCAACTTCATTAAAGTTATTTTTTAACTGGACTATCAGATATTCCATCCACCAAAAGCTATCAAGAGTATACCAGAATTTAGCACTTCTGTTATACATTAGTTTGCGAAATTTATTTTCTCCTCCAAATAATTCAGTAATTGCTTCCTCAGTTAGAGAGTCTGGATTCTCATAAAATTGAGTAAATGCACTGATTGGTAATTTACATTCTTTTCTCATCTTATCCAACCAGTCTACAATAGTGCCATCCAAGTCTAAAAATACAGTTAGTTTATTGTTCATTTTGTGTTAATCTTCATTGATATCTTTATCAAGGTCGTCTAGATAGAGATAAAGGTAAACCGGAATTGCTACTAATAGTATTGGGGTATGTGTCATGCCTGCAAACAAGCTTATCCCACCAATAACGCATAGTAGCATTAAAAGGTCTTTCTTCTTTTTGTCTGGTTTCATTTAGTTTGTAAATTCAAGGTTTTTGTGAATAGTGTTATTATATACAACAATGATAATGATATTTTCAAGTTTTATAACCAATAAAGAGTAAACAAAAAATCGAAAACAGAATAGTTAGTAAAAAGTGATGTGTAAGAGCCGCTATAGCACTTATGAAGATAATAAGATTTATCCATAAACAGGCTTCTAGTATTTTTTGCAGTTTCATAAAGTTAAAATATGAATATCTTTAAGAGCAATAATACAAAGAATACTGCCCATAAGATTTCAATAATGTTGTCTTTTGTTTGATCGTCTAGTTTCATGGTTTAATTTGGTAAGGATGACAGGATTTCAACCTGTAACTACTCTTTAGGAAAGAGTTATTATATGCTATTTCACTACACCCTCATTCTAGTAATTAGCAAACTTTAATTGTTTTAGCAGTTCCAGCTCAAAGTTAAGGTGGCTAGGATGAAATATCTCAGTCAACTCATCCCCATAAATCCAACAGTTCATTAATAGTATAGCGGCCATAACTTTAACATGGTCAGGCCTGCTATCTATAATAGAAATCTGTTCACTTAAAGGCATGGCTATATCTTTTAATGATTGACCTTCAGCTATACAGTTCTCCATCGCCAAACTCCAATCATTAACATATTTGATTATAGCATCAGTATGTTTATGTATTAAAGTCTTGGCTACTTCAAATTCTTCTTCAAAGCCTGGTTTTATTTTCATAAAAATGGTTCCAGATTTCGATCTGTTAATGCTATTTCTTTTCTAGTTATTAGTTCCGAGTTGTCAGGGCCAGTTTGTGGGAAAAATCTTATTCTATCTATAAGTAAACTACACCAACTACAATCAATACAACGAGTACAATCACTACAACCGCTACAACCGCTACAACGATTACAACTAGTACACCTACTACAATTACTACAATCACTACAACTTATACACTGATTACAACTACTACAATCACTACAAACACTACAAACACTACAACTAATACAACTACTAATACAACTACTACAACTACTACAATTACTACAATTACTACAATCATCACAATAACTACAATCATCACAATAACTACAACCTCTACAATCATAACAATTAGTTAGGGTAGGTGAGTATTGAGTAGCTGCTTCTTCTGATAACCAGCTATTATTGTTTTCGTCATACCATCTATCATCTCTTTTTGTTAGTTTCATAAGTAAATTGGAGGATAGCTGAGGTAATGCTCCCCACTCCAGTTAAGGAGCAATCAGTTTAGTAAACTGTTCTAGTAACTTTACTAGTTAACTATCCTTTAAAACTAATGTCCTATATTAAAGTCTGCAGGGCTGTTAAAATCCCGGCTATCTGGTTTATGTTTCATTAATTCACGTAAATGTTCCACTGCTTTCTCAAAATCCTTACCTAGACATTTAACACTAATCATCAACTCAGCACAAGCAGCGAAGGAGAACTTATCCGTGGCGTTAACCCACTTACCCAGTTCTTTGTCATCAATCTTAAGCTTATTCTTAAAATAATGTCGTCTAACTGCTTCACTAGGCCAGTCAATCTTAATCACCATATCAAATCTACGAGGTCTAATGATTCTCCTATCCAATACTTCAGGGTAATTAGTTGTTCCTATATTCAAGACTTTGTTGATTTGACTTTCACCATCTAATATAGCAAGAATCTCCTTCTCTCCATATCTTTGAATCAAGGCATCAATATCTTCGAATAGACAAACTATGAATCTATCTGGCTCAACTGCTCTAAGGTCTCTTAAACCTAGTTCGATAGCTTGTGGGTTATCACAAAGCAAAATCACTCCATTCTGGTCAATCACCTTCTTAATGATTTGTTGTACTAAGCAAGTCTTGCCTGAACCTGCTGGACCATAGAATAAGAACCCTCTTCTATGCAATACATCATAGTATTTAAAGGTTTCCGCATTGTCTAGAAAGGTTTGAATCTCTTGAAGTACTAGATCTGAAGTACTATCAGGTAGTAATAGTAGTTCGTCAACATTGATATTAACTTTCAGAAAACCCCATTTATTATCTGAATAAGCTACATACTTATATACATTAGACGGTAACTTCTTAATTGTTTCAGGTGTGGATAAAAACATTCCTGAAACTGGCTCCGTCCATTGAGTAGGAGTTTGAGCTGATCCATTAGCTACATTGATTTCTTCTGGTGCAGCATAAAGGATAGCATCAGGTATCATAATCTGATTAGATTTAGCTGTATGTTCTGGTAGTTTAGTACCAAATTCTTCTAAATTATTGGTGGTCATAGTTCAATTTCAAGTCTTCTATTATTAATGTCAAGTTCAGGTCTTATTATAGTATCTTCAGTGTCATACTTCTGAGGTTTTAATTTTTCTTCGTTGTAATGTCTATACAAACTAATACAATCTCTACATCTATAACACTCACTACAATTACTACAATTAACACATATATAACAACTAGTACAATCACTACAATTACTACAATTACTACAATTAATACAATTACTACAATTACTACAATTAGTTAGGGTAGGTGAGTATTTAGTAGCTTCTTCTTCAGAATACCAACTATTATTGTTTTCATCATACCATCTATTACCTATTTTTGTTAGTTTCATTTACAAATAATAGTTACAGTTTCTTCTTTTTCATCTACTATTAACCAAGGACGTTTTGATACATCTACTATTGGTGTTTCTTCGTTTCTGTCTTCAAACCATACTTCAGCGTGTTGTTCCCCTTGTCTTTGGTAGTAACTAGCTAATACTTTGGCTTGATTCATGGTAATATTCTTTATTATTAATTGAGCCATAATGTTATTTAAATTGGTGCCCATGGCAGGACTTCAACCTGCACGACTTTTGAAGGTCACGGGATCTTAATTCCCGGGTGTCTAGCAATTCCACCACATAGGCATAAAGTCTAATCTAGCAAACCTGTACGTTTTCGCAATAAGTATATGAATAAAGAATCATATACTACTAACCTATTCTTGGAATCGACGTAGGGTGGCCAGTAATCTACATGTCCTTTAAGCTCGGTTAAAGGAGTTTTGAGGTTCCAAGCTTGATATTCATCCCAAAGTAGCCTAGCTTCCTCAGTATTCGGTATATAAAGATCATTACAACCATTATTAGAGAGAATATTACTAAAGCTTTCAATAGCTTCTGATAATAGATGATCCTCCAAGTCTCTCTTATTACATTCAAGCTCTGTTCTCATTAATCAATAGTTTAATAGTATCTCTTCTATCTTCTGTTTCTTAGAGAGGGTAGGGGAGTGACATTCGTATTGAGGTAGTTCTTTCAACTTATTGGCCTTACATACCTTTACAAGTAGTTTGGCGCAATCCTCACCATCCTTTACTTTAGGGCCTAGATCACCGTCAAATGAGATATAGGCTGGAATACCTCTAGTAGACAGGAAGACTTCAAAATCATTATAGGACGTGACCTGGAGCCAATAGAGCTTAATAGGAGGGTTTATAGTGTTAGTATTGGATAAGTCATTAACACTAAATCTATCATCTATAATAATACCTATATTAACTGCCAAGGTATTAACAGATGCTTCAGGATAGTTTGAGGAGTAATTATCTTTTAGTGGAGCTTTGTCCAATTCAATTTTTACTGTAGTTTGCAGTTCTTTAACTAGTTTAAGGTATTCTTCATTCATAGATATGGGTCTAGGTTACGGGAAAATGGGTCTTCTTGTCTAACTTGTCTAATACTCCGTGATACTAGTTGAATATTCCTTATATTACATCCATAAAGAGGTTCACGGTCTGATAAACCTTTAACTACATAGTCTGGTTTAAGTACTTTAGTATAAGACGTGATCATAAACTTATCATCGTCAGTTACAACACCAATAGCTTGATTACCAGAAAAAGTAAATGTTACAGAAATAATGTCACCTATATTAAATTCATTCATAGTTCAATTTCAAGTCTTCTATTATTAATGTCAAGTTCAGGTCTTATTATAGTATCTTCTGTAGCAGGTTCGAATTGAGCAGTAAATCTTGTTCTGTCTGTCAGGCAACAGACATATTTACAATCGTTACAATCATAACAACTAATACAATTTCTACAATTACTACAATTACTACAACTAATACAATTTCTACAATTACTACAATCATTACAATCATAACAATCACTACAACTAATACAACTAATACAATGACTACAATAACTACAATTAATACAATCTCTACAATCTCTACAATCAATACAACCACTACAATTAGTTAGATTAGGTGAGTATAGAGTAGCTGCTTCTTCTGATAACCAGCTATTATCGTTTTCGTCATACCATCTATCATCTCTTTTTGTTATTGTCATATCTTAGAAGAAAAAATCATTCCAACAATTAGGTTTACTATCTTTAATTACAACTTTGTTATATAGATTCACTATAATAAGAGATATAGGATAAACTATAATTAGTACTATACAACTTAAGTATTGGTCAGTCAAACAAGCATAGTATATACAGTTAAGTACTCTTTTATATAGTAGTTTCAAGTATTCAATCTTTAATTTCATGCTCAGCCCAGGTTATTAGTTTCTTACACTTCTTTAATGTTGAATCCATATTTCAAAAGTTCTATTTCATTAAGGATTAAATGAATTACCATTATATCAGTATGCTCCTTAGAGATAGCAGGCAGATTTAAGGCTTCAGTACTCTTAATTAATAGACTATAAAGAGTATCTAGTTGAATCTTCTTTAATAATTCAGCATCAAGTTCAACAGTTAAGTCATTATCCGGGTCATTGAGGTAGTTAGTTAGTGTTTTCATATATAAGATCAAATTCTTGTATTTTCCAGGCTAGTTCTGCTAGTTCAAAGGCTAGATTATGGTTGGATAGAGCTTTAGGGTCAGGGCGAAATCCTAATACACTATAACCTGGATCTGATACTATAGTAGAGCCTAGTAGTGAGTCTTGGTTATGATGTAATATACCAGCTTTAATAGGGAATACGTATTTATCCACACCTATACTAATTGGGATTTTGTTTATTTTTATTAGTTCTACTTTAGGATTCATATAGTTGGAAAGTTATTATATAGAGTTAATACAAGTTTCGTAAGTAGTTGAAATTGTGAGTGATGGGGAGGATTATGGGGAGAGAGTGGTAGATTGGAGTAGAGAATGTGGTATATAAGGTAAAACAGTTACTTATAGTTCCAAATCTAATCTTCTGTCTAACATAATATCAAAACAGTGTTTTATAATGGGACCGTCCAATCTTATTATTTCACTCTCTGTTAAATAAATTGATGTACCTGCACTAAGATGATCATGTTTTATTATAATTACCCTTAAATAATTAAAACTAGTCCAATCGGTTTCGACTATCTTAGCAACTGCCTCTGAGTTAGAACTAATAGACCAATAAACTACAACATCTCCTACTTTATATTCACTCATAGATCTGGTTCCAATTTTCTATCAAAAGGATTCTCTGTTCTACTTGGTATTGCTTCGGTATTTATGAAGCTAATGTTACTATAAGGATTTGGAAATGTCTCCACCGTTTTCTCTTTATCATTAATTTCTGTATAATGCAAGACTTCAACTTCATAGGAAGTATCATCAGCATACCATATTATTATTCCTACAGCTTTATTACCGCTATAAAAAGTAACTATAACTTTCATTCCTTCTTCAAATTCATTCATAGTTCTAACTCTAATCTTCTATCTTTTGTGATGTCAAATTCTATTCTAGGTTCAACATGTATACCTGTTATTTCATCAGGAAATATATGCCATTTAGTTCTACTAGGTATACCGGGAAATTCCTCTATAATTACAGCATACATTATGTCTCCATTATATGGTGTTATAGTTCCTATTCCTTTCAAATTACTAACCTCAAAATCAACCACATCTCCTACTTTATATTCCTTTTGTGTCATAAGTCTGGTTCTAATAGTCTGTTAGTACAGTCTATAAATGGTCTAGTTACTGGTTCATACTTCTTATTATTAGTACAATCTCTACAATCAATACAATTACTACAATCTCTACACTCTCTACAATCTCTACAATTACTACAATCAATACAACTACTACAATCTCTACAAGCACTACAATTACTACAATCAATACAACTACCACAATTACTACAACCTCTACAATTACTACAATTATTACAATAGCTACAATCTCTACAATTACTACAATCATAACAATTAATACAACTATAACAATCATTACACCAACTACAACCACCACACCAACTACAATTAGTTAGGGTAGGTGAGTATTGAGTAGCTTCTTCTTCAGTTATCCAACTATTATTGTTTTCGTCAAACCATCTATTATCTCTTTTAGTTATTGTCATAAGAAAGGGTCTAGTCTTCGATTATTTAAATCACTATTATCCACTCTTGTAGCTGGTATGGAATAGAGTTTTGTACTAATTTCTTTTTCTTTTATTAATAAAATTACACCAACTGTAAAAGATGCAGTAATGATAGGCTCTAATAATTCTATATAGTAATAAGGCAAATTAAATATTGATGTTTGATATAATATAACACCCGTACAATTATTATCAGTCTTATTTCTATAATATCCTTTAACTACATCACCTACATTATAAATATGGGTCAAGGTTTCGCTCATATATGTTTTCTGTTCTAGTAGTTGCAGGGACTTTTGTTAAATTTCTTACGTTCACTAAGAGTTCTTCTCCTATATACCAGGTTACACTTGAAAACTTGAACATTTCATTAACTCTTACTCGATAGATGTAGTTGCACTTATTAAAAACCTGAATAATCACTGCCTCAGCCTTTGCATCAGGCTCCAAATTACTAGACCAATCCAGCACTACTAAGTCACCTATTTCAAATTCATTCATAGTTCTAACTCCAATCTTCTATTAGTTAAGTAAGTTTCGGTTCTTATAGTTGGTAATGGTCTGGAAAAGAATTTTACCCAGTAATGTCCTAATGTTAAGAACTTATATAGTCCTCCTAATCTAGGGTCATTAATAGAGATCACCTCTACCAAACAAACTCTCTCATTTACTTCCTTAATCACACCTAGACCTGAAATTATGTTAAGTTCTCCAGATAAACTCCTAATGAAATTAAAGGTAACCATATCATCTATTTGTAGGTTAGTCATAATTCTAAATCAAGTCTCCTATCATCTAAGGTAATTTCTTTTCTTCCTATAACTTCTATTTCTGATTCAAACAGTACTAATTTGTCTCCAATTAAATATTTATATATAGTTTCGTCATTTTGTTTGATAGTATATACTTTTACAATATATAGATGATTATCTATTTCAACAATTTCGCCAGTTCCTGCTATTTCTGAAACTGTATCAGCCACTGGTTCAAATATAATGAACTCAACAATCTCACCTACTTCTGGTTCTTTCATAATTCTAACTCCAATCTTCTATTAGTAATGTATGAGTCAAAACTATGAGTAATTTGTTCAGGTTGATATAAAGCTGTTATATACCTTACTAACATACATTGTGAAGTACCAATTACCATCTCAAAATCATTCTCTTCAATTTCATAAATTTTTACTAAACAAAAAGTATCCCCTTCATTTGATTCATACTCTACTTCACCCATGCCATTTATTTTATGTCCTAAAATATTAACTGTAAATGATACTTTGTCTCCTATTTTAAATTTTTTCATATTAGATAGTGGAGATATCGTTCTCCAAGACGCCAGACTTTTACTGGAGGGATTATTGTAGTCAAATCCCTATTATGTAGAACTATGCAGTAGTTATTCTACTATCATCATACAATTCAATAAAAATAGCCGGGTTTAACAATATTGCAATAACAGAGAGGATTTTTTGATTCACGATATAGAACGAAAGTTTTTTATTCTGAGTAGTATCTCCAGGTGCAACTTCGGTCAACCAATCTCGTTTAGCAAAATCATGTAATAAAGCGGTAGGTCCATTTTGTTCAGCATAATTGAAGCCATATTCTAACAAGGCCTTCTTAGCATCTTGACTCGAAAAGCGGCCATCAAATACCAAGGACAATACAAACAATTTATGTAGAGATGCGTGAACCAATTTATTTTTATTAGCATTCAATATTGGATTATTTGAAAAAGCATCATGCATTTTTTCTACAACACCTTCTTGTTCTGCCTTCTTAAGCAATTTTTTAGTTGCTGTAGGTATAATTGAAACTGCTGCATCGTTAGTTGATGGTGTAGGAGTTAGCGTAAAGTTTTCAGTAGTAGCTGGTTGATTAGCTTCTTTAAGTTCAATCAAATCAAGTATACTATTTAACGTTTTATCTATAGTTGCTCCTATATTTTTAATCTCCCTAATACCAGCTTCCAGAGTATCTATTCTAGTTAGTAATAGCTCTGATTGTGACATAGCTGGTTCAGTAAAAGTAGAGAAAGAAGGAAATGCGCTGTCAGAATTATTTGTTAGATGTTGTAATTGTAATGTTTGTTCCATAAGTTTAGTTATTATTGTTGTTGTTAGTTTGGTGGGTGAGATGGGATTCGAACCCACCCTGCCATGTTCCTAAGACATGTGACTCCTTCCACTGGTCTACTCACCCAAGTTAATTATTTATATTTTAGTACTGTCTTCGTTTATTGTTATAATTTCAGATTTGTTTAAGTCTTCTATCGTTTCACCTACCCTAAACGGCCAGCCTTCAAACATATAGATAATTGAATCTCTATATTTAGATTCCATTATAGCTTTGATAGATGAGGCTTCAACCCTAGCCATTTTAGTTAAATTTACCATATGACTTCCTTGTAACCAGCTATCCACGTATATTATAGTTACTTTTATCATGTATTGAATAAAGGGTAAGTTTTAAACTTTACCGGCCATTCATATCTAGGACAGAATACCAGTGTTAATTCTTCTCCAGGTAAGGCTGATTCTGTTACTGTTATATAATCAGATTCCTTCTTTAGCTCCGTAAACTCCGCATCAGTCACTTCACATACTACTTTGCGAAATGAGGTATTAAGCCATTCATTATATACTCTCTGGTTTTCATTACTATATACTAAAGGTGTGAGTGGACTGAATTTTAAATGCGCTATTAATACACCATGGGCTACACTAATTACTTTGTGAGATGGTAGCGATTTTCTCACAAAGATATACATTTTAAGTGGTTTTGACATCATCTCTAAGTAGTTCCTCTAATTCTTTCTTATAGTCAGCTAAACACATTGTATGATAATCGATTTCACTCCTTAATGAAGTTATCTTTCTAGCTTTAATTTCTTGAGGAGAAAGGTCTATCTTCTCCCACTTTATCCTACTCGACAGAAATCTTTTAATACCTATTGGAACATATCCGCGCTCACAAAGATAATCCTCTATCGAATCACAACCATCAAAATCATCAGGGATCTCAAGTTCTTTAAAATCAGGCCAGCCAGGATCATTATATTTCCATTTTATCCACATAAATCATGGGCCAAAGATTAAGTCCTGACAGGCATTACACATTTTCGAGATCTCATATTCTCTTTTAGACAGAGCATTTCTGAAATCTTCTAAATTTATCGGTTTACGACAGATAGGACAATTACCTACTTCTATTTGTTTAAGTTCTTCAGTAAACCCTGCTTGTTTCATTATTTGTTTATTCATATGTTCTAGGTACAATTAACCAAGGAATTTGAGGAATACCATAAGCACTTTTAAGCTGGTATTTCACAGTAAATTTCTTACCTATCAAGTCTTTACGGTCTTTCCATAATTTAGCAAGATATTCTTCTCCTCCTTCTATATTGGATGCAAAAGTAGTTAAGATATTACCATCTCTATCTTTACAAGGTTCAGGTAATTTGAAAATTGCTTTTTTAGGAAATGTGCTCCAATTTCCGTTCCCTAGAGCGAAATCCACCAATTCAAACTCCTCATCTTCCCAATGTTTTAGCTTGAGTAGATATTTGCTTTTACCATGTTTTATCTCACAATTTTTCCAACGAACCATAAGACCTTCACCACCTCTAGTCTTATTTTCAGCCAAAGCAATATCCAACTCAGCCTTATTATTAGCTGTCTTATAAGGCAAAACATAAACATACTTATAACCTTTGACTAATTTTTTAACTGCTTCTCTCCTCTTCATCCAATTAGTATTTTCATCAATATTATCAAAGCCGTACCCATCAAATAACCAGCATTCACAAACTTTCTCACTTAATGCTAATAATTCTGGTGTAATGTCTTTGTTTTTCTTAGTTACTGTAAGAATCTCAGTTATTTGATGAAGGAACTCAGCTTTAGGATTATAACCTTCACCCATCAATACTAGATTTGGATACTTAGTGAATAAAGGTTTTAGGCTATTAATGATGTGAGGAGCAGTTAAAAAGAATTCCCCACCCGTACTTTCAATCCCTTTAGCCTTAATTCTAAAGTTCACCCCATTAATTTTATCGTCATAACCTACAGGGTATTCAACTTCGTTTTCATAATCCTGAAACTTAGAACCTTTCATAGGTTTTTCAAAAGTAGTATTATCAACGTCACCAATACTTTCTACATAACCTCTACGAAGTTTCTTATCATAAACTGCTTTGGCTTCTTTCAGAGCTTGTTCTGTTGCTAAAGTTTCATTCTTCTTTCCAGGATTCTTACCTTCACATGTATGAGGAGCGGTAGTAGTTAGCTTTCCATCTTTCATGCCTTCCGTAACTATGTAAGAATTATCATCTACAACTATGGTCCATTCCTGTATCTTCCCATTACTAGCCCGCTTATAAAGTGTATTAAATTTAGTCATTTTATTTTAAAGTGTTTTTCAGCTTTGGATAGTGCTGATTCTATAGTTTTAGCATGAAACCATATTCTAGATAAATGCATTGCTCCAACTCCTACAGTCCAGCCAAACCCTTTCTTCTTATAAAGTATTCTACTAATTGTAGTTCCTGGTAAATCTGGCCTTCCAGCCTTCTTCTCCAATCTAGTTATTCTTTGATCTATAGTCATAAGTCTGGTTCTAATTTCCTATCATTAATATCTAATTCTATTCTTGATGTTGGAGGTAATATTCTTACTTGAGGTTCTAAATTTTCTTTATCTCGATAATTATATAAGCCTAAACAATTACTACAATTATTACACCAACTACAACCATAACAAGCATAACAATATCTACAAAGACGACAATTTCTACAATCTACACAAATATCACAACTTAAACAATCACTACAATTAATACAACCCCTACAATGACCACAATCTCTACAATCTCTACATCTATAACAATCATTACAATCGGTTAAGGTAGGTGAGAGTTGAGTAGCTAGTTCTTCACTATCCCAGCTATTATTGTTTTCGTCATACCATCTATCATTTTCTCGTTTAGTTATCTTCATAGATCTGGTTCTAACTTCCTTTTAGGTACTGCTATCATATCTACCTCATCCTCTCTTACTTGTAATGCTTTACTCATCTGATCTTTTATAGTTTGCTTTAATTCTTCAGGGTTGGTAGAGATATCAGTCCAAGATTGATTAACAAAATTGCTGAAATATGAACCAGATTTATTTAATTTATCGATTAATCTTTGTTTTAACTTAGCTTCAGCAGTTGGGCTAAGAACAGAAATTGTGGCTAATTGTTCAAACAGCCTGCACTTTTTACGAGTTATTCTTTCAGTTATCTTAGCTACACTATCAGAAAGAGTATCATCCGGTGCATAATCATTAGTAAGTTTATAAATGATCTGCGTAAGCAGATATTGACAAGCTTCTAATTCTTTAATCTCTGCTAGAATATACGTTACTGAATCTTCTAATGTTGCTTTTCTTGTAGGTCGTTTCATAGTTTTATGGTTTTATGGTTTTAAATACAATATGCTAGGCACAACTCTAGCTTAACTCCCACCTAGTCTACACAATAAAATTGCTTTAAAGGGTGGTCTTTCAATGAGGTTCTGCCCGTACTTTATCTCTATAAATTTCGGGGATTTATTAACTTATTCTAGTTGATACATAGAGCCAGAGCAACGTACCTTCAGTTAATATTGACGTGACTTGATTTCGTTTATATTGTAAATGGCTGGGATGGAAGGAATCGAACCTTCACCTAAGGCTCCAAAGACCCTGGCACTACCATTATGCAACATCCCAATTAAATTCTTCCGCCTAGTATATTCTTACAATTCTTCTCACTATTGCTGATATAATTAAACTCACCGTATTTCTCAGCAATATTTTTAGAAGACCATAAAGGTTGTAAATTAGTATAGTGATTAGCTCTTAATACTTCTTCTTTATTACTTAAATCGAACAATGACAACGGTATTATATGGTCCACTACCCATTCTCCATAGTTACCCCAAGTCATTTGTGAAGTAAATCGGTTAGATAGATGTTGAGCTAATTCATTATAAGTGCAACCAACTAATGATTTTATGGCTGAACTTTTTCTTTTACTTATTACTGCTTGTATTATATTAGCCAACCTACCTCTCAAATCTCTGGTAGTTGTACATCGATATAACTGTGCTTCTCTTTCCTTATTATATCTAATAGAAGAAGCTTTGATATTAACGAAATTTCCATCTTTAATTACACCCTTCTTAATAAGAGCTCGATCACAAATAGAAGCTAAATATTGCCTGCCAGATAATAATTCATATACATACTTAATTTCATTCTCTGTAAGTTCTTGATTAAAATGATGTTTTAAACTCTTATTAGTTATACAGTCATACTCTTCACCAGTATCATAATTAACTAAAGTAAATATCTTATCTTTATTCTCTGGTAGTATATATCTACCAACTACGTGGAATTGTTCTTTGTGTAGAAGTTTGGAGACTGCAGTATAATCCAGACCAAGTTCTCGACTAACCGACATTAACTTTTTATCTAAAATAAATATAGATTTCTTTAATACAATATCATACATTTCACGCATTCTGATATTATATTAAAGCTTAAATTAAATACTAGCTTTTTCGTTTCTTTCTAATTCTGCTTCTATATCCTAACCGCCACAACACTTCACCTATTAGACAACCGTATTCTTCTACTTTCTTTTCAGTCAAAGATGGAAATAAGTAATGTGTTGACTCGTGGCATGCTGTAATAAGCCGTTCTTTATCACTTTGTTTGGGGTTAATATATATTGCTTTTTCTTCATAGTCACACAATCCTCTAAGAATCATACCTTTAATTACCGGTGTATCTTTAGGGATATAACGATTAATCCTTGGTAACTTCATACTTATATTTTAAAGGTATAAAACTACATTTACTAGCAATTAATAAATTAAGTGCCTACTACAACATAATTCCAGTAATTCCTTGGCTAATTGATTAATCTCATCTATGTTCTTATTATAATCAATATAGAAACATAATTGACCGTACTTTAACTTTATTTGTTGAATAGTAAATTCTGGGTCTAGTTCTTCGATCTTTTTTAATACTTTATCTATGGCAAGTACCCAGCAATACGGGACTTTATTACCTAAATCAAATCCATACCAACCTTTCTCTACTTTGTAAGCCCATTTATGAAATAAGGTTAAATCAGCATCCGAACTAAATCTAGAAGATTCAGGGTTTACTTCTTTTTCGTTATGGTTTCTAATACGTTCAATTAAATCATTGTCTAATATGTCTCTTAAAGTCATAAGTCTGGTTCTAATTTCCTATCATTAATATCTAATTCTGGTCTAGTTGAAGATGGTTCAAATTTAAGAAGTGGGGCGTAATTTTCAAGACTACTAACGAGATAACAATTTTCACATTTTCTACAATTATTACAATTACTACAATAACTACAATCTCTACAAAGACTACAAACACTACAATTATTACAATCTCTACAATCACTACAACTTATACACTGATTACAACTAATACAATTAAGAGAATTCCTACAACCATTACACTCACTACAACTACTACAACTACTACAACCATTAGAATAAATACAACTACTACAATAACTACAATCTCTACAATAATTACAATTATTACAATTACTACAATTAGTTAGGGTAGGTGAGTATAGAGTAGCTGCTTCTTCTGATAACCAGCTATTATTGTTTTCGTCATACCATCTATCAGCTCTTTTTGTTATCTTCATATAATAAAAGGCAAGAATAATAGTTATTCTTGCCTCGGAATGGAGCTTCTGCCAGGACTTGCACCAGGATACCAGGTTTACAAAACCTGAGTTTTACTCTTAAACTACAGAAGCGAAATATTAAACCAAGCTTCTACCATCTGATTCTACGAACTTCTGCAAAGCCTCCATATGTTTTACAATTAATCTAGCTTTTAATAGACCAAAACTAAAAGGATATGGACTTTCTTTATTAATAGCAAAAGTAGGTCTCCCTTTATAACTATCAATGCAACAAGTGGAATTTTGTTCATCCATCAAACTTTCGACAGTAGGTGAAGGATGACTAACTTCTGTATTTGTATTATTTGTATTCATTTATTTTCTGTTGTTTTGCAAGCTAATTTAAGCCTGCCCTATCACAAATTTAATTGTGTGAATTATGGTGGCAAACCTGAGATTTGCACTCAGCCACTTACCTTATGAGAGTTAGCTGAACCTAAGTTCGTCTGCCTGCTAAATTTACTAAAACGGTTGTACTTTAATCAAAGGATGAGGAATAGGCCACTGTTCATCTCCACGTTCATAAGTCTTAATTACTTCTTCCAAATAGTTACCAGCATATCCTTGAACCAGACTATTATCGTAATCACAGTTACCTTGCAAATCACAATACTCCACAGCTTCCCTAAGTTTATCCATATTTACTGGTTTGGGCTCATCACTCATAACAACAATCTTTGTACATTCCCTAACACAACATCTTTATTAAGATCAGAGATTAGTATTGGATCAATATCATTCTCTTCTTTATATACGTGTTTTAACCAATTAACTGCACTAACATAGTCAACTTCAACTGCACATTGATCTATTCTATTATAAGGCACCCAGACATAGATAGTCTTGCCTTTTATCTTGTTTATAGCTGCTTCTAAATTCATAAATCTATTTCTAATCTCCTCTCAGGTATTGTATTATCAACACCTTTTATTGGTGTTGAATTAGTAGGGGCATTTCTAAAATCCAGGAAATTCTAGATCTACTGGCTCTCGTCTTTTTATAACATAGTCACTATCAGTATAAAGAACACATTTACATTCTTTTTCAGCAGCACTAAATGGTATTAATCTAACCTCATTAGATTTGAAGACATGATTATTAATACAAACAGATAAACCTTTACAATCTTGTATTTTTGTAGGCATATAAATGGTAGGGGATATTGGAATCGCACCAATCCTCAGGCTGTGTAAAAGCCTGCGTCTACTACTAGCTTAATCCCCCATTAACTATCAATAATCATCCTCAGTTAAATTAAGTTCACTCTTAATTTTTGCCTTAGCTGCATCAAACATGCTAGATATAAAAGATAACTTGTCGGTTAGCTCATTAAACTTAGATTCAAGTCTGCTATTAACTTCAAGATCGATCATACGCTCCAGATTTTTTTGATATTGTTCTACCAACACAAGAAAATCATACTCTTTACCATCAATTTTAAGGTCAATATCAAATATATGCTTCTCATCTTCTTTTTTATCTAAAGCATGAGTTATTAATATTTTTATTGCATCCTCACCTAATATAGAAAGAAGAGCCAGACCAGGTAGAGTACTAGTGTTTATTTTAGTTTTCATTTTGAATTTCTATAGTGTTGTTATTATAGAGTAATTCTATGTAACCTGCTTTTACTACATACTTATAATCAGTTCTAACATCAATGTCTTTCATATCAGACATAAGCATATCGGTTAAGGTATGAGATAACTGATCTATTAACGCTTGATTCTTTATTTCATAACTAATTAACTCTCCATCTCTTTCGAAAGAGGCAAATGGAACAAAAGAAGAATTACTAGTTGGGGCAATTCCTATACATATTAAAGAACCCAAAGTAATGGAATCACCTACGCTTTTTGGCAGTTTTTGCAGCATAAATTATAGGTTGGCCCGGTTCCGTTTAATCGAAAAACGACCTCTTGATTTTCAGTCAAGCGTGCAGACCTACTACACCAGAACCGGATTAAATTATTCGTTAGTAAGACAATGTTCTTGTTCAACAGGCAAAGATTCAAGCTTTTTCTGCATAAACTTTTCTACACTTAAACCAGTCTCGGCTTTAACCTGTCTTTCATGCTCTACATAACCAGTATACATCATACTAATAATAATATCTTTAACAGTTTCTTCTTCCAGACCTGCTTTAAGCATTTTAGTGATGCATACTAATATTCTAGGTTTGGAGCCTGTCTTTTCAGTCCAGTACCAAGTTCCTAGATTGGGGAGTTCTTTTTCAAACTTATCTAATAGTTCAGTAGCGTTCATATTTTAATTATATAGTTTTTTCTTGTTTTTGTATACCGAAATGGTTTAAATATGGTTCTAACATACTCCATTTTTGTCCATCACTAATTGCTTTAATTGACCAATCCACTAAATTGACTTGAGGATTTTCACCTACCCAGATAGCTGTAATTATATAGCCTTCTTTTTCAGCTGATTCTTTAAACCTGGTTATGAAATCTAAATCTGGTTCACTTTTCTGCATTTCATACTCTATAACTTGATGTTCACCTAATCTCTTAAAAGATTCAAACACATCAGTTGCGTGCATAAGGTCGTCCATCACTTTTAAGCCCATTATTACATTAATAGTTGTCTTTTTCATGGTAACGGATACTTATTCACTGTGTTAGTACAAAAGTTATCATAGGCTGTTTGTGAATAATTTGTTAAGTCAGTATGATTATGGAATTCATTCTTAATCATCTTACCATAAACATCTTGTGCATCTTCATAACCTGTGAGATATGCATTTATTAATATCACTTTATATTGTTCTTCTCTCTGCTTTTGAAGTAGTTTGTCTCTGTTTGCCGTATAATAACCAACGAAAATAGCAGCAATAAAGTATAATACTGCTAATGTTACCATTGCTGGAATAAATTTTATCATTGTTGTATTAAATTTGTTCATGGATGTTTGTTTTGTTCGTTTAAATTGGTACACACGACTTGAGTTGCACAAGTACAATTCGCTAATCAGGCAAATATTCTACTATTAAATTACGTGTGTATGTTTTACTAATTACCAGGCTCAACACACCTATATTTCAAGGTACTGGGCTGTATATTGCTATACTATTTACATAACCCTTTAGGACTTGTCCAGGTTGTTATCCTGACCTTCACCTATCATGTCCACAGACTTATTACTAAGTTGTGGCTGCACGGTATCATCCAGATTCCCTGGCTCATTTCCGTCCACACTCCATTTACTAAGTGTGCGTTGTTGACTACAGTTCTCTATCTGTATTTGGTACCTACTTTGTCTGGTTAAGGACAGTTTCGGACCCGGTAACTAGTAAATAATGGTCCAGATAGTCTGAGTTGCACAGACACCACAAGCTCCCAGGGCTTGTACGCTACTATTACGCTATATCTGGTTAAATTGGAGGCAGCAGAAGGACTCGAACCCTCACCGGTGTTACCCGCACTCTCACTTCAAATGAGGGGCAATACCATTATGCGATGCTGCCAAATTACATAACTACTGCAACAGATAAATTAATATCTTTAAAATATTCAGTTTGATTAATTATACCATTTATCAGATCTTCGGCATCTTTAAGATTATTGAATTCACGAAAACTAGATTCCCAAGCAGGTTCATTAGAATAAGTCCAAGTTTTAGGATAGTTAGCCTCTTTATAAGTGACGAAATATTTCATAAATCTACATAGTCTTTAATTTCTAACTTACCATTCTGTATTATAAGATATTGAGCTACATGACAATCAATATCATAACTATTAGTATTCTTGTATTGAGTTATGTTATTGTGAGGAGTATGACCGCATAACTGATTTAGGCCATCTATTGCTACAAATTCTTGATTAAAATCTAACCAAACAATCCCTCCTACACTAGCTCTACCACCTCTAGCTTTTCCAGCACTATAAAACCAATGAGGTTGTTCTATGAGTAAATTAGTTTCAGCCTTCTTACTTTCATTGTCTAACCAAATTGATAACTCTTCCTTATTTAAAGATTGCATAGGGCTTAGGTAATAAGGATGTAGTCCAGCATGGGTACAAAGAAAGTCATCTATCCAACAATACCATCGAAACTTCTTTCTTACTTCTATTTTATCCTGTTTAAAGTACCTATTAATTACTTTCTCTTTATTTTTATGATAACCAGAGCACCAAGTCATAGGACTACTGTATAGATAATGTAGGTCATGATTGCCTTGAAGTGAAATATAGTTAGGATTATCTATATACTCAGTTATGAATTTACAAGTATCTACTATATCATCTTCTCTCCTATAATCAAATGAATCAAACAAATCCCCTAAATTAACTATAAAATCGTAGTCTTCGTGGGTTAAAATATATCTTAGTCTAGCTATATCTTGATGAACATCTGATAGTACTAACACTCTTTGCTTATTACTAGATACTTGCATAAGTTTGATTAGCTTGGTCCAATATTAGTTTAGCTTGATGCATAAGTGTATGGACTGCTTCACTATACATTAAAAATTTAATAGCACATTCTTGCCCAGCTAGATCCAACATTAATATAATTCTATCTTTACTCTTAATTATAGTATATGCATTAGCTTTGGATAAATAGATACTTGATTTATTTAAAGCTGAATATCTAGCAAACTTGGGAAATCCATCATTGGTATAGTCTGAAAAGTATACATTGATGGATACTAACTTATCCATATTATTCAATATAAAATGGTAATCCTTGACATAAATATTGTTATTTTCAACTACCCAGCCTTTAGTTCGTAATAATTGTTCAAATTTGGAATTCATAAATAAGGGTCTAATAGTCTATCTCTACAATCTATAAATGGTCTAATTACCGGTTCATATTTCATGTTATTAGTCCAGTCATTACAACCAATACAACTACTACAATTATTACAATTAATACAATGATCACACCAACTACTACAACTATTACAACCACTACAATTATAACAAGTACTACAACCACTACAACTATTACAACCACTACAACTACTACAACTACTACAATCACTACAAACACTACAAACACTACAACTAATACAACCTCTACAAGTACTACAACCTATACAATTATTACAATTATTACAATTAATACAATTACTACAATTACTACAATCTCTACAATTAATTAGGGTAAGTGAGTATGTAGTAGCTGATTCTTCTGTTCTCCAACTATTACCTCGTTCATCATACCATCTATCGTCTCTTTTAGTTATTGTCATACTAGGTACACCATTCTAATTGAATTACCTTATCAGGAAATGCTTTACCCAACTCTAATAATTCGTAGTGTTTATAAAATTTACTATCCGGATCCAATATCCAGCCACCCTCAATATATATCTCCGGTCTATGAATACCATCAATAAATACAGATTCGACATAACCATCTTCAGTTATTATAGAACCAGATACGGTTAGAGCTACGAAATGATTATATTCCATTAAATCACCTATTAAGTCAGAATAAGTCTTTTTATTAGGTAAAAATTGTAAACTAGGCTTTTCCGGCCTATCACTACAATATCTACATTCTTTATCCTCACAAATTGGTTCAAGCCAGTTATCACAGTCAGGACAATAGAAAGAATCAAAGTATTCAAGATATTTTCCAGTATTATTACAGTTAGGACAAAGGTTATGGTTCATATTTAAATGGGTGCGGAGACTAGGAATTGCACCTAGTTTAAAGAAGCTTATGAGACTTCTGTAGATCTAACCTACCCTCCCGCAAAAGTTTATTTTTCGAGACGTGACTGTGCATCTAATAGTCGGCCTTGAGCCTCTATTATATCTGCAATTGCTAGTCTTTCCTCAGTTGTACGCTCTTTAGCATAAGTTGCTTTGATAACTAGTCTAAGTTCATCATCAACCAGATTTATTACATCTACTAGTTTTTTCTTACGTTGTTGTTCATTCATAAATTGACAGCCAGGGTCGTTCTTGACACGACATCAACAGCTTAGAAAGCTGTGGTTTTACAAGTGCGTTTAATAATGGGTCGCAACTACGCTAGCAGATAGTCTATTGAAGTCATCATTATAACACATAATATTAAACTACCTAGCAAATGTTGGCTGGTGTGCTTGGAGTCGGACCAAGAACCTATCGAGTAACAATCGATTGCTCTACCAATTGAGCTACACACCAACTAGATTAAATATTATCTCCAACCTGTTCCAAAAACTCTAAAACAATACTGATAGCTACCTTACCTAGCGTAGTAAGTAATATACTAGGTTTAACTTTCAAGAATTCTTTAACAAAAATACCAGCTTCAGCAGCCGTAACTTTATTAATAGCATTATTTGGATATAGACGTAGACAATTTGCTCCATTCACTGAAGCAACATAAAAACTATTACTATCACTATGCACAGTTACATAGACGTCACTATTGTACTTAATCAATTCTCCAAATTTAATCGTCTTATTATCTTTAACAACAGGCTTATATCCGTAAATAGCTTCAGTCAATTCAGCTAGCCGCAAAGTAGTATCATCTTTAGGCCATTTATCAAACAAAGCTTGGACTATCTTATCTCCTTCAGACTCAAAAACAGCTGGTTCTTCAGGGCTATAATAACCCATGATAATTTCAGCAAAGCGTTTAATTAGTGGTGAAGCCTTGTCAATCACATCTTTAGTAGGAGTTGAAAGTGCTTGTAGGGCGGTTTTAGTAATAGGTACTTTATTCATATAGTTAGTGTTTATTTGTTGTTTGTTGAAGATTTAATGAAGTTCAACGGCTTCGGTTTTAAAATGGTGGCTGTACCTGGGATCGAACCAGGAACTCAAATTTAGAAGAATTGTATGATATCCACTTTCACTATACAGCCTAAAATTATTTGTGAGCAGGACAAAATTTCTTAACTTCACACCAATCACATAAACGTGATATATTAGTTTTGAAGTTATTATCTGTAACAGCTTTAGATATAGTATCAATATCTGTTATCAGTTCAACCTTTAACTTTTCTAATTGTTCAGCAGTCCTACTAGATACAACTTCAACATTATATAGTAGATAATGCCAGACTAAATCAATTTTTTGAGTAGCAGGATATTTATTTAAAACCCCAATAGCATAAGTAGCAAGTTGTCGGTCTGAGTCACATTCTTTCTGACTCATCATATTCTTACCAGTCTTATAATCATGAATAGCTAGATAGTCAGGCTCAATTTCTTCTATCCTATCAATTACTCCAGACATTACATACTTTTCATCTTGGGCTAAATTAAAATATAGCTTCTGCTCTAAACTCAGGGATTTGTGTTGGTTGAAAGGATGATACTTATTATAGTAGTCAGTTAGTTGTTTTATACCTAAATCAAGGTAATGTAGAGCAGGTAAGCCGAATCTAACTATCTTTATATCATTATTCCATTTCTCTTCCCATAAAACGATAAATAGATCAGTCAAATCTTTTAAAAGCCAGGTATTGCCTAAATTAGCATAGTGATATAATACTTCTAAACATTCATGCACCCTTTTTCCTAAGAATAGTTCAACTGTATCCTCTTTTTGTACTTTACCTTTTTGAAGGTAGGTAAGTTCATACCTCTTAGGACATTGCTTGTAACTTCCTATACTTGAATGTGAGAAGCGCCAGGTCATTAATCAGTGTATGTTAAGTAACGAAATTGGTTAGGTGATTGGTACAAAGAATCATTTTGCCTATCATAATTGGTATTATCACAACCTAGCCTAGTATATGGATGAACAGTAAAATAATCCACTGCATCCTTTTCCTGTTCTAGTATTGTAGTAACACATTTGATTGAGGTTGGTGATAGCTTGTTTTTGACTATATTAAATCCAATAATATGAGACAACTTAGTTTCAAGTTTATCAGGTTTTACAATATAGTCTAGTATTGTTTGTTCAATTAACTGCATAAATTTATAAGTCTGGTTCTAGTAACCTGTTTTCTACATTAAACTCTGTCCTAATTAATGGGTCTTTAATCTTTTCTTGAAACTTTTGATCAACTAATTTTCCACACAATTCACAATGATTACAATAACTACAATTACTACAATGACTACAATAACTACAATTATTACAATCTCTACAATCACTACAACTTATACACTGATTACAACAAATACAATAACTACAATCATAACAATTAAAACAACTACTGCAATCATGACAATAATTAAAAATATTACAAGCACTACAACCACTACAATTATAACAATTATTACAATTATTACAATTATTACAATTATTACAACCACTACAATCTCTACAACCACTACAACCTATACAATTATTACAACTACTACAATCTCTACAATTAATTAGGGTAAGTGAGTATGTAGTAGCTGATTCTTCTGTTCTCCAACTATTATTGTTTTCGTCATACCATCTATCGTCTCTTTTAGTTATTGTCATTTTGTTTTAGTGGCGCTCTATACGGAACTCGAATCCGTTCTTCCGGCGTGACAGGTCGGTATTGCTAACCCTTACATTAATAGAGCATAATTGTTGTTGCTAGTTTGGAGTGGATAGTGGTAATATAACTCATATGAAGATATTGATGTTACAAGCTATATTTGACACTTGTGGTTCTAGAGATCTTATACCTTTAGAATGTTGTAATTGTCATAAAACATACTACAAAAATAAAAATGAAGTGCAACGTCAGATTGCAAATAAACTTAGTTGTCGTGTGTCCGATTATTGTTCAAAACAATGCAAACCTAATGCTGCAAAACTTGTAACTTGTGCTCAGTGTGGAAAAACAAGATATAAATTACAGAAGGAAATCAAACGAACAAAACTAAATTTTTGCAATAAGTCTTGCAGCGCTAAATATAGGAATAGTCATCTAACAACAAAACAAATTAAAACTAAAAATATGAACATAAGTTTAGCATTAAAAAATCGTTACGAAAACGACGGTATTCCTCGTTTTAGATATAAAAATGGACAAGTCGTTAAAATAGTGAATAAAATATGTATAATATGTCTTAACCCATTTAAAACACACTGCAGAAAGTCAACATGTTCTTCAGCTTGTTATAAGTTACTGCAATCAAAAGTATTGAAAGGTAAAACCGGAGGCCCTCGTAAAGGTGGAGGTTGGGGTAAACACTCAGACTATACCAAAAAAGATGGTACAATAATACACTGTCAGTCAACTATGGAATATAATTTTTGCAAAATAGCCGAACAATTAAATCTATCTTATTCTAGAAACTTAAAAGGATTTCCTTATACTACGTTAGACGGTAAATCCCGCAATTACTATCCTGACTTTATTTTAAACAATATTTTCGTTGAATTGAAAGGATATATTACTAAAGAAGCAGAGTACAAAATGAAAACAGCTAAAGTGCCAAATCTAGTTATCATTAAGACTAAAAAATATGGTGGTAATTGGGAGGAAATAGTAAAAGAACCTAATTTATTAATTAAACAATTACAAGCAAGTGAGGCGAGTCGAACGCCCATTAAAGCTTTGGAGGAGCCTCATTCTACCATTGAATTACACTTGCATAAAAATGTTTCGTAATGTCACTATACTATATTAGTATATGTACCTATAACTATATTGTATCCTTAAATCTTTTGGTTTATGATTAACAAGTCTAAATTTTATTCTTCTAAGGTCAGCCATACCTTTTCTCATATAGTCTTCACTATAAAGATACGGTCCAAAAAGTCTTAAACCTTCTCTCATTATTTGTTTAAAAGTTAGGGCCTTATGCCGTTTAGTAGATCTTTTTAAGATGTGCATGATAATTTTCATTGCACCTGTTGCATTATATTTTAGTTTTATTTTCATTTTGTTTTGGTCTGGTGCACTGTGATGGAGTTGAACCACCCGAGCTATTTAGCATTCGATCTACAGTCGAATCCGCTACCTCTACGGGATAACAGTGCAAATTATTAAATTGGTGCAAACGGCTGGATTCGAACCAAGCTATCTACCGATTAAAAGTCGGTTGCTTATCCATATAAGCTTCGTTTGCAATGACTTACAAATCAATTTCTAACTTTCTTTCCAGCAATTCTGATAAATCTTTATGTATATCAGCTTGTGTTGCAACAGTTCTATATTTTAAATCATACAATTCAGGATCAGGTATTGGTCCTGTTTTTCTTCTTAAATATATTTCTCCACCAGTTAGATTATATTTAGCTTCTACATACTCCTTTACTATTTCTAGCACTATAGGCAGAGGTATAGTAATAATTTCTACATGTTTAACTTGATCATTCATTTTAATTGGTGGTCTGCTAGGGTAACGCTCCCTATTCTGAGAATTAAGAGTTCTCTGCATCACTTTAATGCTTCCAGACCGGATTGGAACTACACAGTTACGCTCTGTGTCCTGAAGTTTGCAAAACTTCCGTGCTACTATTATCACTATAGCCCCGTTATAAATCCAGTTCTAGTTTTCGTTCTACTATATGTTCAACTTTTTCAACCGGCTTCTCCGAAAATTTAATACCAGATTTAGATATAAGATAATCAAAAAGAACCTTGGCTATTTCTTGATTACTTAATGTATCAATTCCTATTTTAGTAACCCTAGTTCTTCTATACTCAGCAATAAAATATTCCATTTCAGACTGGGTAACTTTTATTTGAGCCAGTAATTCAGGTTTATCAGGGTATTTAGCTAGTTTAGAGATTATACTCACTAAAGTAGTATTAGGTAGTGGTTTTACCAAATATATACCTGCCTCCAAATTTCCCATAGTTAGAAAGGTAGGTCTTATTCCATCTTCTGATAAAAATGTTGTCATAGCTCCCTCACTTACATCAGATAAAGCTACTCTATATCTTTTTCCAACTTTATAGTATAGGTCTGCCATATTATAACTCCAAATCTAATTTTCTAGTTACAGGTACTTCTCGCTTTTCACCAAATCCTAGGCCAGCCAGTCTAACCAATTCATTTAAAATAGCCTCAGCTAGTTCGGAATAACTCGGAAATATTTGCCATCCATTCCCTGAGCTAGGATGTTTTTTAGTATAATCATTGTTAAATTTGACGAGGAAATCGGCCAGTTCGTCACGATTCATGATTATACTAGTAAAATCGTAGGGGTAATCCGGTATTCTAGATACTTTAGAAACTGAACTTAATGACTTACAATTAGGAACTTCTTTAACCAGCCAAAGACCTGGGCTTAGAGTCATTCTATCAACTAGTAAATTATCAGCCAAGTCTTTTAAATTCACCTTAGCATATTTAGTCTTACCATTCTTTTTTGTCTTTTTATATAGTTGTTCCATATAGTTTAAGTTAATATTTCAATTTTATAAATACTGTTATTAGTGTATAACAAATTACCTTCTATTTTAGAGACTCGGCTAGAAGAAAAATGACCAGGAGTTTTAATCCCATTTCTAATATGTCTGAACATAAGAATAGGCTCTCCAACCTCAATATCTTCTAATAAAATTCCAGTAGCTGTATAATCTATTGGTAAACTTACATTTCCATTAAATTGTCCTGGTCTGTAGTCTGCTTTATTTGGAGTTGGATACTCTGGATTTTCAACGGGTTTTAATTTGGTTAATGTTACAAGTGTGTCTTTTTTCATAAGTCTATTTCTAATTTTCTGTCAAAAGCATTAGCCTCCACCCTTATAGTAGTAGTATCTAATTGTGATCCTTTTTCATAAAATCTAAGGTTACTACAAATTTTACATAAATAGCAGTGAAAACAATCTTTACAATTACCACAATAACTACAAGCAATACAATCACTACAATCATCACAACCACTACAACCACTACAATTACTACAACTACTACAATTACTACAATCTCTACAATCTCTACAATTACTACAATTAATACAATTACTACAATAATTACAACTACTACAATTAATACAATTACTACAACTATTACAATTACTACACCAATTACTACAATTATAACAATCTCTACAATTACTACAATCTCTACACTCTCTACAATTAGTTAGGGTAGGTGAGTATTGAGTAGCTGCTTCTTCTGATAACCAGCTATTATTGTTTTCATCATACCATCTATTACCTATTTTTGTTATTGTCATAAATCAAACTCCAGTTTCCTATCAAAAGGATTTTCTTTTCTAATTTTAGATACTAAAGAGATTACCTCATTTATGTGTCTATGAATAATAGGCCAACCGTCTGAACCACCGCCTGAACCAACGCTTGAACCAACGCTTGAACCAACGCTTGCATCAATGTTTATAAGCTCTGTATACTCTACAAACTTTAGTGCAAGCTCGTCATTATCAATACTTATAATCTTTGCTTTAACTCGATTACCAGACTTAAGAGTTACAGAAACTTCATCTCCTACTATATATTCATTCATAAATAAGGTTCAAGCCTCCGTTCACCACTTTCTGCATGTCTGGAGTTTATAGTTTTCTTTCTAAAATGTAAGACAGTATGATTATATACAACACCAGGTCCACAACTTATATCATAATCATCTAAATTGATTGATACTTTAAACAGATTATATGGTGGTATAGTAGACCGGTCAAACTGAAACACATCATGAAAATCACCGTTTAAAAAATTTTGAAAAGTATCATGTGTAAATCCATCTCTAGAAAAAGCATAAATATCAGCAATCATAATGTTAATTGGTACTCGTGAGCGGTTCCGACCCGCTTTTTTCTGTTGGAAAGACAGAGGTATTAGCCACTATACGACACGAGCAGTTGGAGCAGGGGATTGGGTTTACACCAATACAAGACACAAGAAAGCGTCCATGCTACCATTACATCACCCCTGCTTAAAGATCAGAAATTAGTTATAGAATAAATCAATATTCACCGCACGCTATTATACTCTAGGTTCATCACCATACATTATAATAACCGAGCTGTTAATTTAAAGGCACAACAGCTAGCAGGAACGAATCCCACCTATATTGACTAGAGTATTGGTCTTGCCAATATCTGCAATACAAGAGTAACGCCTCAAACAAATTGTCACAAAAAAACCCTAGGTACTTAAACCTAGGGTGTAAAATATCAATACACCCTGTCAACTACCTTCCTTATTAGGGGAGTAGGTAGTTTTAATTGATGTAACTAAACTTTGCATTAAGTTCAATATAATTAATAGAATATGATATGTCAAATATATTTAGTGTTAGTTATAATAACACTTAGCCTATCTAACAATTCTTTTTTACATTTGGCTTCTTTCAATTTATCCCATAACTCACATAAATCTTGAACCACTTTATCTTTATGCTTTTCCAGAACATGAGTATAAGCTACTAGATCAACCACCTCTTCCCTAATATTACTTACTGTAGGTTTGGCATAGAAATTACCACCATGTTCTCTTTGACCTTTATCGTATTTGACAGTCAGTTCTTTGGCAAAAGTTTTATTAATATCCACTATTTGTTTTTTAGGGTCACTTATCATATAGTTCCTTTACAGCAAATTGCATATTACATTCCAGACATTCTAAATGATAATAGACTTCATTATCTATATTAGGCAGGTGTTCGTGTAATATTCTAAATTTCTTACTATAACATCTCATAGGTAACTCTCTAATACAAGTTAGATTTTTGAATTGGGTTAGTTTATCCATATACTCTCTAGTCAATTAACTTTAGTTTTAATTAACTGACTAGAAAATATTCATTATTTTTCGAATACATAAGTCCAATACTTACCCAAACTTTCATTAGTATTAACCTGATTTTTATCCCACCATATTGATCTAGCTATGAATGGGGGAATATTATTAGTCTTACAAGTATTAACCCAATGCTCTTCAAATTCCTTATATAAAGCTTTATTAGGTGTTTGTGACTTATCATAGCCATATAATCTAAGCATATGCACATCTAAACAAGTAACTTCAGCTTCATTAGGATAACATAACTCCAGGGCGAAGGCTGTTTTAGCATATCCTAATCCATGTATGAGATTCATTATTCTATCTCGAAAACAATCCCAAGTCTCAGCTTCAGACTTATAATATTGAGCAGGGTTATTATAGAATGATTCCTTAAACTCCCACATACCTTTGGTTCTAAGGTTAATAAGTCCTACCCCACTATAAGATATTACATCTTTTAAGGTTTGTTTATCAGGTATTACTCTACCTATCACCATCTTATAAGCTTTTATATTAGCTCGCCAACTACAATGCACAGAAAGATGACTAAATACAAATCTATTATAGTATTCATCTTTATTTACAGGTTTTATAGTATTCCAATAGTTGATATATTCAGTTACAGTTTGTCTAGGTATTTCAGAGATATAGCGTTCAATTTCAGGTTTAGTCATGGTTAAGTTTTCATAATTTTATTTTCTTTTTAATAGGTTTAATTGTTTCTAGTTTGTCTTTATTTTTGGCCCAGTATCCAATCAGCAAACTATCTGCATCTTTCTTTAGTTTTAAGTTAGGAAATAATTTCTTTCCTAATTCTAATGAAGCTTTCTTAAGTTCATTACTACCTTCTATATTAGGTAGTAATACTCTCTGCCAAGCTTTCGAATCAACCACTTTATAATCCAGGCCTAATTCTTCTAATACTATAATAGTGGCTTCAAAACATCTAGCAGCAGATATACTGGCTTTAAATCTAGTAGGATTAATAAGTGGTCTTTCTAACAGTACAATAGTATCTTTAGGTATGTTCCAATTAACTAATAGTATTCTAAGAGCTGGAACATCCACTCTAGTTATATGTTGTTCCTCTTTCTGGTAGTTTATAGTACTTTTAGTAGGGAACTTTTCGTATCTAACCAAATCATTAGGTCCAAACATAGCGATACCTGTGCTGCCTGTACCATTATCTAAGCTGAGAATGTAGTCTGACATAATTGATTAATATGCCAGACTACACACTAATGTCAATATCTAACTAGCTTCATTTCAAAACTGTTATTATACAAATTCATATTGTCATCTAATACTAGATATTTACTCAAGATTTCTGGAGGGTATAATGAGACATCCCACCTCTTATTAGTATTAAGGAACTTATAGAAGTTAGCACCAAAAGCAATATTAGCGTAATTCTGGACACTATCTAACCAAGCAGCAAGTTTATCATAAGCTATGGTTTTAGGGTTCTTAGCAGCAAAACCAACATTCATGTAAGGTAATAGAACGAAGTAATCAATTTTGCCGTTATATTCATTATAGAGTGTAATTAACCTATCTACTGAATCTTCATCTGATACTATAAAATGAATATTAACCTTAAGTTTACACTTAATAGCCAAATCCAACGCTTTCCTCCAATCATCTTCTAAATGAGGGTGTAGAGTTATTGCTACTCCACCACAATGTTCTCTAGTCTTGTTAACTACATTTTCATCAAATAGAACTCCGTTAGTAGTATAGTTAGGAACAATATCCAAACTTTTTAGCAACTTCATTGCATCCCAGAATTCAGGATGCTCTAATGGTTCTTGCTGCCCACCAACAGCTACCTGGAAACAACGTTGGTTCTCTGTCATTGAACCAAAATACTTCTCAATCTTGCCTACTATATTAGAATAGTGCTTACCTTTAGGATTTCCTTTAGCATAACACCATGGACATTTTCCAGTTACACACTTATCACCAAAACTAAGGTCATAGAATTCTGGATATCGTAATTCTGTGATTGGTTTAGAAGGATTAAGCGGTATTCTTAATGTTTTACCATCAAAGAATACCGCACTATAATTCGCTTCTTTTTCAATTCTTCTTTTTATTTTTAACATGTTTAATCATCCATCGTAGCGAGCTTCCATACAAAATAGACTAGTTAAGCTACTTAATATTTCAGCTGCTTGTTTAGCTGCCAAAGTGTTAATCTTGGCTTTTACAGTTATATGTATATTTCTATATGCATCTGCTTCAAGTTCCATGTCAAAAAATTCTTCTACTGTCTTTTTAGGTTCACCTTCCTCCTCACCATGATAATAATTCTTATAGAAACTTTCTTTATCTATGGTAATATCAAACAAATCCTCACACTTAAACGTACTACCAGCCACAGTTAAAATATTATCAACTAGTTTGGTAATTGATTCTATTGTCTTCTGTGTAGCTTGAATGTAGATTTCTGTGCTACTATTCGTAATTAGATCAACGAAACTATGTACTGTAATCTTTAATGTATTTATCATGTATTTAACCTATGTGATATCGTCTAGCTGAAAAATATTCAGCTATTTGTTCAAACAATGAATAAGGAATGGTGTTATCATTAGCTGAATAGATTAGAATTTGACCTTTATGGATAGAAAATTCATATCCGTTAACCAAAGTAAAGAAGTCAAATAACTCAGCCAATTCTTTGGGTATTTTATCCTCGTTATCTTCAGCTGCACTTACTAATCTATGAAGCCCAACAAACTTACCTCGTTGCTCTTTTAAGTGATCTTCTTTAGCTTTATCTGCCCAAGTATTCACTAAATCAATATACTGCTCAGCCTTGTTTAATTTAAGGAATTCAATAAACAAATCAACTTCAGCTCCCAATGTTTCTACACCTACTTGAGTCCAAATTCTATTCTCTTGTTTCCAATAATCTCGATTTTCTTCTTCCCGTTTTTTCTGTTCTTCCTTTGTCTCATCCTCCTCATACTTACGACGATTTACAATGGCAGGATGTTCTTTTCTCAGCTTATTTTCTTCAATTTCAGCTTGGATATAAGAATCTGGCCTTAGCCTTTGTGAAACATATTTATAATTATCGTCTTCCCAATGATAATTATGATAATTAGCTACTATATCTTTAGAGAATAACTCCTTATCATATGTATATTTGGCTATTTCCACTGGCTTAAATATTTCGGAAAAAACATACTGATTAGGAGTATCCAGCATCTCATTATGGTTTAGGAGGAGCTTCTTTAAAAGCTCCTCAACCATTTCAACTGATTTCTTAGTACTACACACGAATAGCTCGGTACTACTATTTGTGATAAGGTCTACAAAACTATGGGGTGTTATTATCAGGAGTTGTTGTTTCATTTTCGTTTTGATGTTCAATTATTTTTGTGGCCTCACTTATGTTTGGAGGAGATTCAGTTTTAGTCATGGTTTGTAACGGATTAAAGACTACTGACATCTGTTGTTCAAATGGCATGCTACTAATTCTGACTACTTTCTCAAATGTAGTTGTACTTGAGTTTGCAGTCTGTTCAGCTGTCTTAGGTACTTTAACTTCAACATTTGTAAGCACTGCAATATGAGACTTGACTGGCTCAATAGGTTCCTCTACTTTGATCTTCTTTCTTACCAGCTTAGCTTTAGTCTTGGATTTTATCTTAGTCTTTACCTTAGTCTTTACCTTAGCCTTGACTGGTTTGACAATTCGTTTAACTACTTTAGATTTCTTGATTAATTTCTTCATAATGATTTCTCTTCATCTTTCTTCTTCTTACGTTTAGTAAGTCTTTCAGCTTCAACTTCTTCCACTACTGCTTGAGGTGGAAGAGGTCTGATTCCAAAAGCAGTTCTAATAGCCTCCTTAGCTTGTGTACTATGGGCTATCATATACCCTAAATCCCTATCATAGTAACTTTCTTCAGTACTGAGAGGTTTTTCCGTACCATCTTTATCAATATAAGTCATTCCAGGTATGTTCCATGAGTACCTAGGACCTTTAGCAGTAACCAAGTCTTTATAACTTTTAGCTAATGTTTCAGATACTAATGGGGAATACCAATCAATACCACCCTCAATATATAGATCGAATCTAATTCTTTGGGTATTGCCTTCCCTCCCTAACTTATTTCTAGTACAGGTTATTTGATGAATGGAGCCAAATTTCCGCTCAGGACCATCATCTTTTCCTTCAGCAGTCAAATCCTTAATCTTTTCCATTTTAATTTGATATGTACTGCTAAATCTAGGTGCTTCCCCACCCATCATACTCTCAGCTTCACCACCAAACGGAGTAAATCCACCTACCGCTTTCTTTAACTGGTTCAATGCCAGAAACACACAACGCTCATTTGCTAAAGGATGTTCCATCTCTCGATAAAACCTACTTAGCAGTCTAGCATGTGCTCCTGGCATTGTATCAGTTACATTATTAGAGGTGTCTTGCTCATATTCAGTTGTACTACCAGCAATACTATCTAAACAAATCAAAATAGGCATCTGTCCATCCGGATCTAGCTTACTTAAATTCCTAATAAATGATTCAGCTATACTTAATGCTTCTTCCAATGTCTGAGGATGAATTAACATTACACTATCCAAATCCACACCCTGGCTCTTAGCGTAATCCAAGTCAATGGCATTTTCAGTCTCAAGCCAGATTACTTTGCCATTATTCTTTTGAAATATCTTGGCAATTTCATAGAATAAGGAAGTCTTGGAAGAACTCTTTTTACCATATACTAGATAAAATCTGCCGTAAGCTAAAAACCTTCTATCTAATATATATTCTAGAGCCGGATTATCTACTATTAATCCAATAGCTGGCTTTTCTTCACTAGCTAGAATAAACTTGGCATTGGTGTCTTTAAACTTCTTCTTAAACTGATGTTCTGTAGCTTCCAGCAATTTCTGGAATATTTCGTCGTTATTTGTAGGCATAATAAAAGGGAGCACTAGTATTAATTAGTGCTCCCAGAGTTACTTATTTAACTTTATTCTTCAAGAATTCCTGCGCCCGTTTCAAAACATCACTATTACTAGCTACTGGTTCTGAAGCTTTAGGCTCAGTATTAGCTCTTGGAATACTTACAGTTGGTGCCACAGTTTTAGCTGTGTTAGACCTTGGTATGGAAGCTACCGGATTCTCATATACTGGAGGTACTTCTGACCTAACATCTACTTCTGGAGTTTCAGGAGTAGATGTAAATTCAGGAGTGAGACCATCTGAATAACCTTCCAAGCCCTTTCTAAATATATCCACAGGTACAAGACTCTTAAGCTCATCAATAAGCGCTTGTTTATCAGGATATGCAATAACTTCATCCAGATTATACAAATAATCAGTATCTGCCAATTCACGAGGCAAAGGATAAGTCTTTTGCGTCTGAATAGCTATTTTCCACGGTTGACCCTTCACTTTCAAGTCTAGCTTGATATTGATTGGAACAGCATGCTCATAGTCAGTAATATCTAGATTTGGTAAACCATCTGCCTGCTTCCCTCTCACATGTTCATCAATCACACTAGCACCACCAGATTGAGGCAAATCCAAAACATGAACACCAGCGCCATAATCATTGAAGATAGCAGCATTATACAGCACTCTCCAAGCAGTCCTACCCCAAACTGGATAAATCCATTTCTTTCTGCCATCTTCCTCGATCTCCTTACTCTTAGCCATATCAGGAGCAAATTGCAGCACCTTATTTGCAAAATACTCAATTGGACAGTTAGGCTGGATAGCAAATTTCTTTTTATACATGCTCATCCCGTAATTATCACGAATCTTAATCGGTTTATACCACACACCATTACCAGCACTATCTTCTTTATATGCCCCTAAAAGGAATAGGTAAACACCATTCTCCTTATTCTTAAAATCCACTATCCGGGTATTGGACTTGATATAGGTTGCAGATTTTTGGGTAAGTTCACTACCTTCAAATGCTTTACTTGCACGAATAATTGCCATATTTAATTAGTTATTAGTTATTAGTTTATTGTCATTGTTTATATTTTAGTTTTGAAGGGTTGGTATAGATTATATACCAACCCTCGCTTTAATTTTCGTATCTCATATTACAAAAGAAGAACAACAGGGTCAAGCTGTAATTCATCTCTAATATAATTGAGAAAAGTTTGAGTCATCATAGCAGCGATTATTTGAGGAGTTACATGAGAAGTTTTATTTTTCTTGTCATATTCCAACAAACATCCAGTACGTTCTTTACTATCATTAATTGCCTTTTCCAATACCGTTCTACTCAATTTAGAGTGATATAGTCCTACCTGTCTAGAACTACATCTTCCATCAATCCACATCAAACTAGGGTGATCGAATCCATACTTGTAGAGTGAAGACCTGAAGGACATGGAATCTACAGCGCTAAAAATAACATCATAGTTCTCAAAATCCTTAACCTCCATAAACCTTTTATTAGGATTTACAAGATTTAAGCACTTTTCAGCCACAATGTCAGCTTTGTATCTACCTATATCATCATCTGTAAAATCTTGATGAAGAAGATTAGAGGCGTCGACGATATCGATATCGAAGGTATCAACTGTACAACCACTAAAGTCAAATTGATTACG